CCCTTGCAGGGGAACCCGGAAAAGTGACTTTCGGCGGCAAACTAAACCAGTACCAAATTCCATTAACTGGACGGGGGTCGGATGTCAACTTCGAGCATGGTTATCTACGGTAAGAGCATGTACTGCCCCGTGTGCCTGCGGAAATTTAAGGGTCAAGAACACCGGGGCGGTCTTCCGACGGTCTACCACGATGACGAATCCTGGGCGACCAACGACTGTCCGAATTCTGGAAAAGTATTCGTTTTCCCAACCTCACAAGCAGAGGGCGCATAGGAGAAAGTAATGGACGGGGGAGAATAAGTGGATCAGAAACTCAAGCTGAAGCCAAGCACCCATGTCCACGGTGCTTCTTATGACACAGATACAGAACGTTTGACTCTCCAGCTCAACGGGGGGACAATTGCTCATCACGGGGTTCCGCAAAAACTGGCGGAAGGCTTACAGGCCGCCCCGAGCCACGGAAAGTTCTATAACGAAAACATCCGTGGCAAGTATGAGCACTCAAGAGTTCGTTAAAGTTTACCGAGAAGTAGGGCACCAACTGTACAGACGCAATCTGAAATGCGCGCTATATTCAGAGAAGCTGGCGAGTTCTGTACCTCGGTAATTCAAGTTTATGGGCTACGCGCAGCTTGCCGATTACGCTGCACTGCTACTCGTGATACTAGTCAGCACGGTAGCGGGGTCGTCTGGACGACGGGGTAAGCCCAGCCTAACAATATCCGCCGCGCCAATTACTCCCTTAATACCGGCGCGGCACCCCGGGGTTCTCTTCCTCCTTTCTCAGAGCCCCGGGGCTCCCTTCAATCTTGTCCATTTACTGGACTCCGCAGGCCGCCTACCCAGGTGGGGCCGAATCAACGAATCACTAGCCCTGATTTAGAGACAAAGCAGCGGGCGCAGGTTTTACTGACGGGCCAACAGCGGCGAAAGACGACCTCTTAGCCAAGTTACCCTTAACGTCTAACCGGGCAACGCGCCAGCTTAACCTTCTGCTACAACGACCTGCGATTTTACCTCCCAGAGGAACAATGCAAAAAGACCCCTTCTTTGACTACCACGTACACCAGCTCTCCCTGCCCGACCACGTCCTCCGCGACCTCGCCCGAAACGAATGCGCGGAAAAATCGTACAGGAAGAACGCAGTTGAAATCTTGTACAACCGAAAATCACCGCTTGTCCGACACGAAGACTTGCGGGATTTGCTGGAAGAGATCGAGGCCGAGCTGGAGGGTCTCCAGTTTGAGTTCCCCGCCCCAAAAGAAGAAATCAAGTCCGAACCTCCAAACGCTGGAGCGCCTTCCGCAAGCATCACCACTGGGACAATGTTTGGCGGCTCCGATGTGATAGACAACACCGTAGCAGAATACCACGTCGATTCGGTACCCGCAAGTCTTCCCAAACATTCCGGCGAAATAGTCAAAGTGGTAGACAGCCGGGGGGCATACGACGCTGATCAACAATAATCCTTTCCATGTCTACTTGATAACCAATCAGGTTACCGAAAAGGTATATGTCGGGAAAACGGGAAATACCGTACACGACAGATGGACAGATCATAGGTCTAACGCCCGAAGAGGAGCCAAAGGGTATCTGTATCGCTCGATGCGAAAGTACGGCGAGGGGAACTTTGACGTTCAGACTATAGCTACTGTCCCGACCGAAGCCGAAGCTAATACTCTGGAGAGAATCTGGATACTACTTCTAGAGTCGCACAAAGAGGAATTTGGCTACAACCTGACTCTTGGCGGGGATGGTGTGCGAATGAACGAAGCCACCAAAAAGAAGATGAGCGAGTCTGTAAAAGGCCGAACTCACAGCCCCGAAACAAGAGCTAAGATATCGGCGATCGTGAAGGGGAGAAAGCATACCCCAGAAGCAATACAGAGGATGAGAGAAGCACAGGCGGGACATCCGACTTCTGAAGAAGCAAAGAAAAGAATGTCAGAAGCGCGAATAGGCAGGTTCGGCGGGGCAAATCATTCTATGTTTGGAAAGAAACACACACCCGAGTCTATAGAAAAAATGATTCAATCTCATTTAGGACAACCGGCGTGGAATAAGGGAGTTCCTTTTAGTGAAGAATCAAGAGAACGAATGTCTGTCGCACAACAGAAAGCATTCGCAGAACACCCCGAACGAAAAGAATATCTAAGTTCGGTTTCTAAAAAACTTTGGGATGATCCCGAGTATCGGGCGAAAATGAAGGCGTCTCAGGGTAGTCGATATGCCCGAGAAAGAGAGGCAAAACGAAATGCAATTATCGTCTAACACTAATGCTTTGTGCTACGTAGTCAGACATGGATCGACAACTTTGAACGCTCAGAATCGGTTCAGGGGCACCGCAAACCCCCCTCTCGATGCCGCCGGAATTCGTCAGGCGCGCGAAGTAGCCAAGCTGCTTGACGCCATTGAAATCTCCCATATCTTCAGTTCAGATAAGCAGCGGGCCATGAAGACGGCGGAGATCATAGCCCGAGGCGACGGAAACCATATCCACCGCTCCGCCAATCTTCGGGCCCTGAATGTAGGAGACTACTCAGGAGAACTTCGAACTCCGGAAACCGAGGCAGAAGTCGCCGCCTTCGCCGACACGCCGGATATCCCCTTTCCCGGTGGCGAGTCTATCAACCAGTTTCGCGCGCGCATCCAGCCCTGCTTGCAGGAAGCCTGCGAGATCGCCCAGCACTGCGGTGCCCCCACGGTCATCGTCGCGCATAGCAGTATTATACACGAGGTCGGAAACTGGCTGTACGGGAATCACAAGTGTATTCTGGTGGAACCGGGCGGGATGGCGGCGGTCTACCTGAAAGACGGAAAACTAGCTGCCGATGCGATCTATAAGCCCATCTGCGAGCACGTCAACAAAGCTACAACCCTTTCATAATGCCCGTAGCGGCAAAGTAACCAGCAACCAACAAGGAGCATTAAATGAATTCAGATTCCTTCTCTTCTACGGTGTACAATCCTACTTTTACCACACGTAGGAACTACTTCGCAACCCAAAGCGCCATCACCACGGCATCTACCTCGAACGGTCTATTCCAGGTCAACACAGACTCTGGAGTTAATCTTCCGTTCTTCGCCTCCGTTCCTTCGCAGACCGGCAACATCGGTTCTCGGACGCCGAACGACATCAACGCGAACCCCGCAGTTCTAACCGGCGATTTTGGACGCCCGGGTCAGGACTATCGAGGGGCCGCTCCGTTCTTCAGTTCCTCTTCGTTTGACGGACATCCGTTCACTCTCCAGGTTCAGGGTCAGTACACCATCGCGACGGCGTCTACCTCCGCCGCCCCCACGGTCACCATCTACCAATGCAGCGCGGCCACGATGGCAACCGCCCTCGCCGCCGGTCTATCCGGTAACGCAGCCCTTGTCGCGGCTTCGAGCAGTGTTATCGCGGTTCCGGGTACGGCTATTTCTACCGTAGGAACTTACGCATTCTACGTCAACGCTACCCTATTCTGGGATTCCAATACTCAGAAGCTGAGCGGCGAACCTTGGGGAGTTCACACTGGTCCTGCGGGAACGGTATACACGACCCGCACCAGCCTCACGGGCCTTACGGTCGCGGCATACTCAGCCTTGAACTTCTTCGGTGTACTTTCCTACACAGGAGCTACGTCTGTAGTTGGATGTACTCCGACAGAGTTCTCGTTGAGCGCAATCTAAACCGACAAGCGCGGGTGCCCCCGTTCGGAAACGGGCGGGGACATCTGTCCGATTAATGGACGAGGAGAACACAATGTCAGTTTGTGTGGAAGTACATAAAGAAAACCCAGCCGACTCCGCTGAATACTATACCACGGTATTCACCCAGGCGGGCGTGATAGGCCGGGTTCTCGCTTTGGTCGTAGTGGGCCGGGATGGTTCGATCACGTTGGAGCGGGACATCGCGGTTAGCGCAGATAACGCAGAGGACAACGAACTGGCCGAGTCGGTGGTCAAGGCTATTGAAGCGAAGCTGAATGAAGCCTTTCCAGACCCGAACAAACCGGAACCTTCGAAGATATGGGTGCCTAACTAAATGCTAGTCTACGCGATTACAAATCAAATAGACGGAAAAAAGTACGTCGGCCAGACTCGTCGTACCCTTGAGGCGAGGTGGAAAGAACATGTCCACTCTGCACGTCAGCCTAGCAGGCACAAGCAGTGTCCGTACCTGTACGCCGCGATGAATAAATACGGGTTTGATAACTTTTCTGCCGCGGCCATAGAACAAGCTGAAACCCAAGAAGAACTGGACGAGCGCGAAACTTTCTGGATTGCTGAATTTGATACAACTAACCGAGATCGCGGATATAATATCAGTTTTGGTGGGTCAGCTCCGTGCTCCAAATAGCGAAACGGATTGGCTGTTGCACCCCTACTATTTACAACAGATTGGGAGACTGGCCAGAAAGTGAGTTTGAAGCCGCATGATCGAATCTGAGTATGATGTTTTAGATTATGAAGC